CAATAATACTTAGATCGGAATGCTTGATGAATTATACCTACACACTTTAGGTAAGCTTGATCCACATCTGAAAACTGTGCTGAATTCTTTTCAGGTTTCTGCTTATTTATCATCTCTACATTTAGAGTGCCGTACATGTACATGTTAGATAATGGTGTGTCTATATTTTCTTTGATAATTTCTCGGTCATTTTTTAAAGTATGAATTAGAAAATTAGCTATGTTAAACTTTGAAGATAAAGTTGCTACATAAATGTGTGACGTAGGGCGGTTTTTATTATTATCTAAGAAAAAATGAGCGGCTTGCTCTTGCATATCCTTTAGCACGAAAAGCAATTCATCAATCAACATTTTATCTTCATTTCTATTAGCAAAGTCTAACGCAGTCTTGTAACTTAGCCAAATACCATAAACGCTAGCAACAAGCGCTATAAGTGCAATGATATCCGAGCCTGTCATTATTTCGCCTGTTTTAATCTGTCTTGTTCTTCTTCCTCTAAAAAATTTTTAATTTGAATTTCATAAAAAGGAAAATCGCTAATAATATTAAGCTTTTGTAAGATGGAGCTTAATGTCATTGATTCATAACGAATTAATCCACCGAATGCCTCATGCAAGAATGATGAGCCAGGCGGTGCAATATCATTGAAATCAATATCGACCTGTTCGCCTGAGGCAAAAGCAGGTTTTAACTTTTGTATTCGAAAACGTTGGCCGTTGAAAGCTCCATCCTCATCCGTGCGTCCGTATGGAGTTTTAGAAAAATCAGCAACTTTAATTAGCATTTATTTATCCTCAAGGAGAGTTAGAGTCCAAGCTACGAGTGTTCCCTTTATTGGCGTTTGCACTTGACTCGTGATACATACATCAGAAATTGTACTATTGTTATAATAGTATTGGTAAATTAGATTATCAGTATAGACGGTAAGACTCTCATTTTCAACAGCTCTACTTATTACTTGCTTGATATTTTCAGACCCTTTTCCTCGTTTCCTATTATTATACCGAGTAAATCCTTCTGTCATTGCTTGTTTAAGACGTTCTTTATCATCAAGGCTGCTTTCCGGATAACTTCCTAAAATACCACATCCTAGATCATATATTAAAAAAACAAACATTCTCTTACTTTGTTGATACCAGCTACATTGATACCATCTTCCTTGGCCAATCTTATTATGTAATGCTCTGCTTTTAATATAGGCGTGATTTCTAACATTCAGTATTGCTTCGCTGACACCTTGGTGTAAAAGGAACTTTTGGCCTGAGCTGATTTCTTCTCTTGAAATCATTTCCCAATTATTTAGCATCATGCCGACAAGTCGATTAGCATCACCAGACTGATAAAAATTATTTCTTGATGTCAGCTCAATAATATCCAGCTCGCTTGATGCTTCTATTGCTTTATTTAAACCAGTGGAAATGAAAAGCATATAACCAGATGGGTTTTGCTCTTTGACTGGATAAATAATTGTTATCTTAGAACGACACCTCTTATAATTATTGCGGCACCTCATTGAATGAATCTGGCCAAATAGAATCAATGTACTTTCGGCATAAGCCTCAATCGTTTGTCTGAAATCTATGACTAAATCTCTCCCTTTTGAGAAATTTTCTTCAAGTTGATTTATAAAGGAAATGCTTTCCTCTCTACTAATTGGGTCATTCTCTGAAAGTGTAAATATAATTGGGCAAATAATAGTTATTTCAGGCATATTTCCTTACCTAATAACAGAATTTTTACAACAGATTTCAACCTTGTCACGCTATAACGCTTCGACACGTTCTCTTGCCACGCCAATAATGCGGATTTCATGGTTGAGCGAACTCAATATTGGGAACATCGGATTGAGCGGAACAAGCTCAAAGTGCGGTATGCCTTCCGGTGTTCTTGTACCAAGTTCTTTGTATTGCTTAAACGTTGCCTCGTTGTCTCCATTTATTGCTGCCACGAATTTCCCAGGAGTAGGCAAAATGTCAGGATCGATTAAAACTAAATCGCCCTCATTAAAACGAGGGAGCATAGATTTTCCTTCAATTCGTAAATAAAACGAATTTTCAGAGGCGATCACTGTGCTTGGGATCATCTCGTAACCGTCAAAGCCCTCAAGAGAGCTAATATCCGTCCATAATCCAGCCTGGACTGCACTTAATAAAGGGTAGGCTTTCTGTTTTTCGATTTTCTCAATAGAGGCATTCTTATCGCCATAAGTTAGCCATTCTTTTGTTACGCCTAAAAAATCAGACAATACATAAATATTTGCTTGAGTTGGCAGTGTCTCGGCATTGAACCATTTGCTCACGGCCTTTGGCGTTATTTTCAGTATATCTGCAATGATTTTCCCCCTGCCTTTTTCTGGCAAGTTCTTTCTCTTACATGCAATGTCTAGCCGTGCGGCAAAGTCATTTTTAATTTTTTCTTCAGTAATCATTTTTTTCACCTTGAACTATTGGTTCAATTATAAATAAAACTTGAAGTACTTTCAGTTCTTCTTTATAATGTACTTTAAGTTCATTTAAAGAGGTTATATATGAAAAGCTTAAAACACATTATTGACTCTTTGGGTGCAGCTAAAGTAGCAGATTTATGCGGTATTTCTGTGCGTGCAGTTTACAAATGGCGCACATCAAATTCTCTACCAAGAACTGAATATACAGGTGAGACCAGATATTCAGAGATTCTATCTCAAGCCTTGGAAAACGGTATTTCTGCGGAAGAGATTAGAAGCTTTAGTAATCCCATTAAGTCAGGTTCTGCGCTTAGCGCATGAATTTAATTTACCAATAGGCAAACGCAATGGCACGCAATGAATTAAGCAAAGACGCAATGAAGATTGCGGATTTAATCTACAAGAAATCGTCCGAAAAGACGAACAGGGAGATAGCAGAAAAGATTGGGATTGACCCAAGTAACCTTGGCAGATTCCAAACTAACTATCTCGAAATGGTGTGTGCTTATCTCGATGAAATTGGGTTAAGCGTACACGTAAAAGGGGAGTCTTGCGTTATTCCGCAAGATGAACACAAGGCTTTAATCACTTTGGCAAAGAAAGCGATTGAAGAAATGGGGCAATAAAAAACCTCTGCGGTAACAGAGGTTAGTAATCAATCAATACGTACAGGAGTATTAAAAGATGGAACTATTATCACCGATGATGAGAAAAAACTCAAGTGTTTTGACAATGAGCAGTAGAGAGATTGCAGATTTAGTCGAATCTCGCCACGATTCAGTGAAAAGAACCATTGAACGCTTACAAGACAAGGGGGTAATTCAACTTACACCAATGGTGGAAGTTAAAAATCATCTAGGTCAAGTTGTCACAGAATACCAATTAATTAAACGTGATAGCTATGTGGTGGTTGCTCAATTATCACCAGAATTCACAGCTCGATTAGTTGACCGTTGGCAAGAGTTAGAAAATCAACAAATGCCGCAAATCCCTCAAACATTATCAGAGGCTTTGAGACTTGCAGCAGACCAAGCGGAGCAAATCGAAAGACAAAATCTACTGCTTGAACAGCAACGCCCTAAAGTGGAATTTGTTCAACGTTATGTAGAGGCTGGTACAACAAAATCACTTCGTGAAACCGCCAAAATCCTAAGAGTTCCAGAAAGAGCGATGATTGATTGCTTAGTTGGTGACGGACTTTTGTTTAGACAATCTGGAAACTTACTGCCTTACCAAAAATACCACGCTAAAGGCTTGTTTGATGTAAAAACTGGCACAACAGAACACGGTCACAATTACACTCAAACACGAGTAACCAGTAAAGGAATTGAATATATCGCATCTCGTTATGCTTCGGAGTTGATGTAATGGAAAGATTATTCTCACCCGAATTTGTAGCTAGATTAGACGATAGAGAGCGAATTCTAGCATACGAGGCAGTTAAAAGAGATTTAAGAGAGCGAAACGCAAGCCAAGAAGAATACGACAGAGTAACAGATCAAGCGATTGAGGAATTGGAAATATGAAACCGTCAGAAATGCTAAAAAATACAGGTAGAGTGATTGCATACCGCCCAAATTTAGCACGTTTATTTGGTGGTGTTATTGCTGAAGTATTCTTTGAGCAAATCTTCTACTGGCAAGATAAATCAGACTCGGAGCTTGGTGTATACAAAACTCAAGAAGAATTAGAAATTGAAACTGGTTTATCAAGAAAAGAACAAGAAACAGCTCGCAAATTACTCCGTGAAAAAGGTGTTTTAATCGAGACTTATAAACGTTTAGAACATCGTCTTTATTACAAGATTGACTGTGACAAATTAGACGAATTATTAGCAACATTGGCGAATGTACAAAACGAACATTCCCCAATGTCCGAAAGTGACATTCGGGAGTGCGACAAAGTGACATTCGTTAATACACTAGATTACAACACTAGATTACATACAGATAACCCCTTACCCCTTAACGGGGAATCTGCTAACGCAGAACATTCGGAAATCGTGGGTGCGGACAAGCCGCGCACTGGCAAAAAACAAAATTCAATCAAGATTAATTATTCGGCAGTAGCCGAAACATACAACACCTTGGTGAAAGAATTAAATTCAAATCTACCACTAATCGCTAATCCATCGCAGTTAAGTGATAAACGCAAGAAAGTGTTTATTAAACGATTTGAAATTGAGTCCGATGTAGAGTCCGCCCTTGGTGAGTATTTCAAAGACTTCTTAAAGTCCGCCACGAATTTCTACTTTGGCGAAAACAACCGAGGATGGAAAGCAGATTTTGAATACATCTTGAGAGAGACAACACTGGATAAAGTTTTAGAGGGGAATTGGTAATGGTAACGCAAGATAATAACTACAACCTAGAATATGGACTAATCAGCTCAATGCTAGCGACTGGATTAACCGGACAAGCTCGTGAAGTGATTAGTTGGTTAGAGCCTGAAATGTTCGCAACATACAATCTAGGTGCTTTATACGCAAACATTCGTAAGCAAGCCCGTAAACACGATTTAATCGACTTCTTGCTGCTATCACAAGACTATGGCGAAAACCTAGCAACGCTAGCAGAAATGGCAAATAAAGCGACTTATGGTGGAAATCTTTTAGGTTATGCGAAGAAAATCCATTCTTCTTGGGTAAACCGCTCGGCCCAACAAACAATGCTTAAACTTGCTGGCGAAATGTCACAAGCTCGCAACGAAAGCCAAGTGAACGAATTAACTCAAAAAGCGTTAAATCAAATCCAAAAACTTCTTGTTAGCAAAACAGAAATTAAACCCGTGGCAATGGGTGAATTGATGGACTCTTACATTGATGTGCTAGAAAAACGCTCAAAAAGCGATTTTAAAGAACGCTTACTTTACACAGGCATTCAGGCAGTTGATAACATTCTTGGTGGCATCAATTCTACCGACATCGTAGTTGTTGCAGGTCGTCCTGGTACGGGTAAAACAGAATTCAGTCTAACCCTCACACGAAACATCGCTAAAAATAACGGCTCAGTATTATTTTTCAGCCTTGAGATGGGAAATTTCCAATTAATTGACCGCTTGTTAAGTGCTACTGGTGGTGTTGGTGTTAAAAAACTCCGCAACCCTCAAGATTTAGACGATTTAGATTACAACCGTTTAACCAACGCAATCAGCGATATTCGTGAGCAAAAAATCTATTTCGTTGACCGTGGCGGTTTGTCAGCAGATGAAATCTGTGCGATTACAGAAAGACACTTGAGCGAAGTAGGCAGTCTATCCGCAATCGTGATTGATTATTTAGGCTTAATGGATCACAAACAAGCAAATAACATCAACCTAACCCAAGCTATCGCCAATTCAATGAGCAAGCTCAAAACATTCTCCAAGAATTTCAACATTCCGATTATTTTACTTTGCCAACTTAATCGTGAAGTAGATAGTCGAGCAGTTAAACGTCCAGCAAACTCAGATTTAAGAGATTCAGGCTCGATTGAGCAAGATGCAAGTCAAATCATTATGCTTTACCGTGAGGGTGCTTATAAATCCAATACAGATAATCCGTACTCAGAGGCAATCATCACGAAAAACCGCTTTGGCGAATTAGGCACCGCCTATATGAAATTTGAGAAAGGACACTTCTTAGACTGCGACCAAGCGAAAGCCTATCAAGAATTAAACGAGAAACCGCAACAAGCACCGAAAAGCTATGCGAAAAGTTATGGCAAAGGGGCGATTCAATGATAGACAAGAAACAATTCTTTCTACGCTCAAATCAAGTGCGGTTGAATTGCATTGAGTTTATCAAAGAGCTACCAACGGACGACAAGAAACCGTTGGTGGTAAAAATCCAACCGATGACACGCTCACTAGAGCAGAATTCAAAGCTGCACGCACTACTAAGCGATATTAGCAAACAGTGTGAATTTAACGGAAAGAAAAGAGACATCGACACTTGGAAAATGATTATGGTATCAGCTCATAAAATCGCAACAGGTGGTAAAGCTGAAATGGTAATCGGTTTAGAGGGTGAAGTAATCAATCTACGAGAAAGCACTGCACAAATGAGCGTACAGCGATTAGCGAGCCTAATAGAATATGTTCAATCGTGGGCGGTAGAAAACGATGTAATTCTTAGTGATGGCTGGAGGCATTAAATGAGAGAAGAAATAGCCCTAGCGGTAGTTCTATTTGTGGTGGTGTTTGTGATTATTTGTTTTATTGAGGGTGCAGACGATGAATGAAAAAGAATTGAAGATTTTAATTATAGCTTATGCCTGTGTCGTTATAGGGACAATCTTAATCACTGGTAAATGGTGGTAGATATGACTAAACCTAAGGAAACCAAATGCAAAGTATGCGGTTGTTACTTTGTGAAAACAATAAGCTCAATGCAAAAAGTCTGCTCACCTAAATGTGCGATTATCCTTTCCAAAGAGCAAGTAAGAAAGAAACGAGAGAAAGCGGAAAAAGCTCAATTAAAAGAACGGAAGAAAAAACTACTAGAAAACGATAGAGGTCATTGGTTGAAAGCACTTCAAAAAGAAGTGAATAAGTTCATCCGATTAAGAGACAAGGGTCAGCCTTGTATCGCTTGCGGTGCAGTATGGAAACCTAGTTTTCAAGCATCGCACTTCATTCCACAAGGTAGAAGTTCATTTTTAAGGTTTGACGAAAGGAATATTCATTCAGGCTGCATTAGATGCAATCTCTTTGTTGGTGGTGGGAATATTCACGGATATAGACCAAGACTGGTTGAGAAGATTGGCGAAAAAGAAGTTGAGTGGTTAGAAGAAAATCAACACAGAATTAAAAAATGGGAAATATCCGAGCTTAAAGAATTAATCAAGGTTTATAGAGCAAAAATTAAAGAGTTAGACGGGAGCCAAGAATGAGTTATAGCGTTGAGCGAATTTTAGAAAAATGGGGTAATTGCTGGGGGCGTGACAGAATTGGAACAGAATACCCAAGCACTACAATTTCAATCCCCGTGCTGCCGACTGCGAGAAAGGCTTATATCAAGTTCTTAACAGATGATGAGTGTTTAAAGATTGAAAAGCAAATAATGAACCTACACGATGACGATTTATTGCAATATCAAATTCTAATGGCTCTATACGTTCAACAAGCAAGCGAGAAAGATATTTGTAATGCCCTCAATATCTCACCAGCCAAGATGTATCGGGAGCGTGCGCAAGGCGTTAGATTCTTAAAAGGTGCTTTCGTTGCAGCTCAAATTAAATTTATGTTCCTAGACTGATACAAAATCCGAATAAGTCAAAAATGATTTATTCGGGTTTTTATTTTGAGACACACATCACAATATTTAAAGTTAATTTATAGTAAAGTTAGCTGATTTATTAAAACAATAAACAGGAGCCAAAAAAATGAAAAAATTATTATTAACTGGGTTAGCTTGCGCATTATTGGTAGGGTGTGCTCAAGAACCGTTAAAAAAACAAACATCTTCAGGAAAACCTGAGACTGAATTTCCAAACAAAACTGTAGATCAGGTTATTAATGGAATCACTGAATATTGCAATGACAAAGGATTTGTTGTTGAAGAACAAAATAAAAACTATGTAGTTTGCGCAAAAGAAGCTGAAGGAGCTCAAGGATTCTTTACTCAGCTTGCTATAGGTAATGCCTACTCAACTACTCCACAAAATAAATTAAGATTTTCAGTATCAAAAAAAGGAAATGGTTCTAAAGTTTGGGTAAATGCTTGGAGCGAAACTCAAATGGCTATGGGGCAAGTAAATAAAATGCCTTTTGAAGGTAATAAAGCACAAAATCAAATGCAAGATATGCTTGATCTTTTATTACCTCAATATGTAAATAAGCAATAAAATAAATATAAGCCCCTTGACACCCAAGGGGCTTTTCATTATGATTTTTATCAAGGTGTCGTAGCCTTAAATCCAAAGCGGAAGTCCGCACCCGACAGCATAGCGGTTTTTTATGCGTAAAATTTGTGATCTCGTTTAGTTTTATTGCCATTAAGACTTAACACGTATAAATCCAATTTCATCTATGCCGAGAGGGCGAGGAATAAAAGACCTTCGGGGAATAACTCCAGCCGACTTTGGACGGTTTACGAACCTCTTGGCACCCTATTTAGGGTAAATCTTAATTTCGTAAAAAAATCCAAAGGAGACAGTCTATGTCTAATCAAACCCAACTTTCCACATTCAACTTTGAATCAAAATCTATCCGCACTTTAGCTATCAACAATGAGCCTTGGTTTATTGCTAAGGACGTTTGTGACACGTTAAAAATATCTAACGTAAGCGATGCTTTATTAAAGCTAGATGATGATGAAAAGGCGACTATCGGTTTAACCGACAGTCAGGCAGGAAAAGGCGCGCAAAGTATTTCTATCATCAGCGAAAGCGGAATGTACACTTTGATCTTACGCTGCCGTGATGCAGTGAAAAAAGGATCTGTTCCACACCGTTTTAGAAAATGGGTAACAGCAGAGGTTTTGCCGGCAATCCGTAAAACAGGCAAATATGAATCAAAAACAACCGCAGACGATCGTACAGGCCTACGCAATGCCGTGAATATGTTGGTGAGTAAGAAAGGCTTAATTTATTCCGATGCTTACCATTTAATCCATCAACGCTTTAATGTGGAATCAATCGAAGATTTGACATTAGAACAATTACCTCAAGCGGTAGAGTATATTCATAAAATCGTGCTAGAGGGTGAATTGATAATTGAGGAAAAGAAAGAATCAAGTATGAATCTTAATTTAACTGAGAGCGAACTTAAAGACTTGATTAATACATGGATGGCATTTACACGCTTTTCCGATAGTGTCGGTTTCTTGTTGCGAAAAATACAACCAATCATTCATGGAAATCTTTATAGTTCACCTGAATTTAATTTAAGATGGTGTAACAAGGTTATCCATGATACTCAACCGATAATTAAAAGATTATTGGAACACCTTCCTTCATCACAATTACTACATAACAGTAGAGCGCAGATAAAACAACGCTGCGAAATGTAGAATACGCACCTCAAAAAGACCGCACTTTTGAAGTATGATGTATTTTTTTAAAAAAAGATAAAAAAACACTTGATTACTTGCAAGTAAAATTGTAGTATAAAGTATAAGTTGCGGTTTTAGTGCGTAGCGAACGCAATAAGTAAATTTTATAGCCCTGATCGGAAACGGTCGGGGTTTTTTATTGGACGATTAACTCAGTTGGTAGAGTGGCAGCCTGTTAAGTTGTTTGTCGCTAGTTCAAGTCTAGCATCGTCCGCCATATATTCAGCTCACATGTATTAGTTTACTTGTGAGCTTTTTTATTTGAGGTAAAAAAATAATGCCTATGAAAGATCCAGATGTATGGGCTTTGATTTGGGCTTGGCTACAAATCAATTTTGGCAACGGTTCAATTCAAAGTGCTGGTGCAGCGGTTTTTATGTCGCTTTTAAGAATGGGATTTATGCGCAAGAAACCAGCATTTCGCTATGTATTTATTGATGCAATGATTTGCGCATCTATTGCTGGGGTAGCGGTGCCTGTGTGTACTCATATATTCGGTCACACAGATTTTTCAGCTTTTTTCGGCACGATGATTGGATTTATCGGTACCGAAAAAATACGCGAATTCTTGTTTAAGTTTATTAATCGTAGGATTGACAAAGATGACAATGATTATTCCAGAAACGACATTCGATAAAGTTTTCCCAAAAGCAATCAAGGGAGTTTATCAGGCGATATCAAAATATATTGATTTAGCTGGCTGTTATAACAAACAACAACAAGCGATGTTTCTTGCTCAATGCGGACACGAAACAGCGGGGTTTACCACTTTAAGCGAAAACTTAAATTACTCAGCTGATGGCTTGATGAAAGTTTTTCGCAAGTATTTTCCTAATCCTAACATTGCTCGCCAATACGAGCGCAAGCCAGAAAAGATTGCAAGCCGAGTATATGCTAATCGAATGGGTAACGGGCCAGAAGAAACGATGGACGGATGGAATTATCGTGGCCGTGGATTAATTCAAATCACTGGTAAGGATAACTATATCCGATTTGCCCATTGGTTAGGCGATACGATCAACCCTAAAGAAGTATCAAGTAATTTAGATTTAGCGGTCAAAGCGGCAGTCTGGTACTGGATTTTTAACGACTTGGCATCTATTGATTCGGTCCAAAAGGTAACGATTAGGATCAATGGTGGCACCAATGGTTTAGATGACCGATGCCGATTATTTCGTGCGTTAATGGTGGATTAGTATGGAGGGGGGGGAATGGTTAATAAATCAACCCTGATTTACCTTGCAGTATTGGCTAGCCTGTGTGGTTGGATTTGGTATCAGCACGGGGCGATAAATTACTTAAAAGCCGAAAACCAAGCGCAGGCTAGCCTCATTGCAGAGCAAGAAAAGGTTAATCAATCGCTAAAAGATACGATTGAGATAGAGCGCCAAGCAGTAGAGCAACAGAGAGTAATCAATGATGAAATCAAACAAGCAACACAAGACAAAGTGCAAGTTGTCAGAAAGATTATTAAATCACAGCCTTGTTATAACACTCGTATCTATGACGATGCTATTGAGCGGTTGCACTAATAAGGTAACAACCAAAACGGAGTATATCTATCCACCTCAAGCATTTCTAACGCCTTGCGTTAAAACGCCATTTACTGGTAGTACATACGGTGAGGCGGTAGAGCATTTAATCATAGTGCAAGGCGAACGTGATATGTGTGCTAGTCAAATCACAAACATTAACAAGTGGATCGAAAGCACTAAGAGCAGTAAGTAATCTAAGGTTGATTTATTCTTTTGTGGTAGTAATATTTCATAAGTTAAAAAAGATTAACAGGAATAACAATGGAAGATA